ATTCTTTGATGGATTAAATATGCGCACGTCACCAGGATATCCATATGTTCTGGAAAGACCGTCGTGCGCAATAGGTAAAACTTACCTTTTTGAAGAAGTTGGAATTTTACCGTCAGGCCAGATACAATACAAGTGCGGTAAGAAGTTGCAGGCAGATATTGATAACATCATGAACATCGTGAAGACGGAGAGATGGTGTATCCATAACTTTTATATGGATTGGCTGAAAGATGAGAGACGACCACTGGAAAAGATACTCAGTGGAAAAACACGCACGTTTAACATTCATAACGTCGCTTGGTTGCTCATTAACAGAATGTATTTTGGTGCATATGTTGCATGTTACATTTGGACAAAATTTCGAATTGGTTCAAGTTTGGGCATCAACATGCACGGATATGACGTTACATCCCTGGTTAACTTTTTGAGCGAAGTTGGTGATGCCAACTTTTGGGATGGAGACGTGAAAAGGTGGGACAGTGGCCTAGATAATGAAACACTGTACGATCAGTTTTGGATTGCCTCAAAATGGAATTGTCGATACGACCCGACAGCTGATTATTTGGATTGCCTCGTAGTAGCTTCTTCATTGTTTTGGAGAATACACGTGAATGGATTGACTTTTTATCTACCATCCATTGGAATGCCATCAGGTAGTTTGTGGACCTCAGTAGGAAATACTGGAACACACAATGAAAGAAAGTACCTTGTTTGGAATGAAGTTGTGCGCGATGCAAATTATCGCGAGCTTGCACACCCTCGCCATTGTGATGAACACACAAGGGAAGTGAAAAACGGTGATGATAGCCTCGGAAATGTGTCAGAGTTCGCAAAGGACTTCTATACACCAGAGAATGTTGCTGAAATTTTCGCAAAACACGGAATTGAAATGGTGCCTCCTACTAAAATCGAAGGCAATGCACTTGGCTCATTCCGTTGTATCGAACAAACGCGATTCTTGAAATGCAGCTTCAAGCGTGATGTAACTTATCAACGCTTTTGGCACATGACGATGGAACTAGACACCATCCATGAATTGACAAATTGGATCAGAAAGAGCACTGATCCAACGGAAGCACTCGAATCTAATATTTTAGACGCGTTGACTTTCGCCTATGCTCACGGAAGAGACACTTTCGATGAAACAAAATCTATCATCGAAGAAGCTCTTACCGCAAAGGACTTAGATATAGTAATCAGTTCAACTTTTGATGAACTGGACCAAAATTGGAGATCAAACCATGATTTACAATAAAACGGACTTATACACAACGTAGCATTTATAACTGTTACCAATTGCAGAAGATTGGAACATGTAGGCAATGTGCAATGGCGCACTAGCGTATCTGCGTAGTTAAGTATCTGTACTGTTTTCTTTGCAACCCCTATGCCAAAGCAGGTGTTAGAATGACCTGTATGTTGCCATTGTAGTGGCGTTAGTTAGTAGCTAGATGAAAGCTAACGTCAATAGGGAAGAAAATTTACAAACGAAATTTAGTGTTAATTTTTATTATAAAATCTTAAAATTATTTTTTCTTTGTATATTTTAAATGCTGCCCTGTGGCTGCGCCTAGTTTATTGTTTTAAATTTATTGTTTTATATTTATTGTTTTATTTATATTTTATGTTTTATGTTTATTGTTTTATTTTAGCGACGTGGCCACAGGGTAGTTTTATTATATATT